AGTATAATAAGGCTGCTTATCAAAACGGGAAACTCTAGGTAAGTTAGGAATAGCTAAATTTCTTTGAGGTAAACTGGTTTCTTTAGGAGCTAAAGGAGTCATGTAGTTTACCCCATATTCTACAGGCTGAACAGGTTCATAATATTCTTGTGTAAAATACCGTGAACTTACAGGGGAAATAAACATACTGCGACTAAAGTCTTTATCAAATCTAGCTTTAGGTTCAGGTTCACCTAGTCTTGCTCTAGCAGCCACATGATCCTTAAAGGCTTTACTACTAGGGTCAAATGCATCTGGATTATGGCTTCTCCATTCTTCTGCGGTTTTAGCGTCCTGAAGAGCTTTAATACTTCCTATAGTATTATTATGGAGTAAAAGGCTGTCCTGATAAGCTTGATAACGTGCTTGTCCTGCTGGATCGTTACGGTCTACATATAGTGTAGGAAGTTTTAGTCTACTACTTGGAGGGTCTCCAGGACCTCCAGCTTGATAGGAAATTGGACCTCCGTATCTAAACTGTTTTTGTGTACCTAGTCTAGCAAATAATTGTTGGAGTAACTCAGGGTTTTCTTTCATTACTTTAGCTAAGTAATCTCCAAAACCTGCATCTGGGTTGGCAGATTGAAAACTCTCAAAGCTTCCAGAAACATTTTGAGCAGAGTCTAATCCTTGTTTTACATTAGGAGCATAAACATTCATTAGATTTTCAGTACCTGTTCCGGTACCTCCAAAACTAGATTGGCTGCCTAACTGGGAAAGAATATCTCCTGCTTGAGTATCCTGGAAGATTCCCCCCATAGAACCATCTGGTGATATATTTCCAGCAGCAATACCTCCGACTTTGCCGGCTATATTTAATCCTGTTTGGAGTCCTTGTGGGCCTTCATTTGCAAAAGTACCAAAGTCTGTAGTTCCGATTGCTGAGCCTGTAGTTGCACCTCCTGTTAGAATAGCACTAGTAGTTGCTCCGACAACTTGACCTGCTGTTCTATATCTATCAGACTGCTTCTTTCTAGCTTCAGTTTGTTCTCTACCAAGAGAAGATAATGCATCATATCCTCTGTCAGTTAACTGATCAGTCAAACCAAATGTAGTAGTATCTAGTATTCCTTCTAAAACTCCGTAAGCCGTAGATCCTATATTTCGACCAGTTTGTCTTCTTGCTAACTTTTTTTGAGCAGTTTTAGAAAGATCCATTTCTCCTTGAGATTGGGTCTTCATTACCTCAAAGTCATTGTAGCCTTCTGGGTTATAAGGATTGATGTTTAGGTAAGGGCCTCCAACGGCATACTTGCCTTTACGGCTTTGAGGAGAAGATTTTGTAGAACCTCCTTTACCTGCCCATAACTCAGTACAGGCTAAGTGTTTAGCTGTACCTGGTTTGGCTGTATCACATTTATGTCTAGCCTTAAATGACCGTCTAGCAGCATCTGAGTAGTTATGTCCGTACCCAGTAGCACCTGCATGGACTAGTTTTTTCTTACCATCCGTACAGTAAAGCTTCATAATCTTTTTGCCGGGACGAGTAGATTTTTTTACTTGTCCACAGCTCATTGAAGCTTTAGGGCTTTTACCTCCTGCTTTATAGGTAAGAGGAGGCATTGGCTTACCTCCATACTTTGGTTTGTTACATCCGCAGCTCATTAGTAAATGTGTACATCAAAGTAAGATATTATTCTCTCTAGCATTAAAGACAAATTTACGGAATTATCAAAATATAAAGTAACGTCAAAGTAAGTTCCTCTGAATCTTCCTAAAGAATCCTGAGAATTTATATCTCTTGGGAGTTTTATTCTCCACTTACGGAATCTTCTTTTTTGTCTATCTGCTAGAGAAACTTTGCCAGAGCTTTGGTAATCATTGTTAATCTCAATAGAAGTTAATGCTTGATCTTGTACAAATGCATTGTTTGGATCTTTTACTATAGCATTGTATTCTACAAATCTTAGTATCTTATTGGCTACCCCTATTGAGTTAACTCTAATAGTAATAGAACTTTCTGCGGGGTCTAAGTCATAGAATACTCCGTAATCTCCTGTATCATGCATGTAAAGATCAGACAGATTATTTGGATTAGGGCTTAGTATCTTTCTAGTACCCTGTAAGTACATAGTAGGTATATGACTATAGAAGGAAGAGAAGGCTTTTAACGGCTCAGAAAAACATAAAGTAAATCCACCCACTCGGTATACTTCCTCAGGAGTCGTAGGTCTAAACTCTTGGTTAGTAGTTACCCAGATTTCTTTATTTAGAGGGTCATATACTGTGTGGATACCTTTATGGAGAAGAGAGTTATCTCCTCCTTGAGCTTTAGTTAAAAGTAACTCTCCGTTTATGTTTGTACGTAGATAATCATTCATTCCAAATATCTCGGAAAGATCAGTCAACTGCTCTCCTACTAAAAGGAATTTTTGTCTAAGAGCATCTACGAAATATATTCCAGAATCTGTTTTAGTAATTGCAAATTGGTGAATACAGCCAAACTCTGTAGATATATATTGAACCTCTTGAATACCTTGGCCTGTACCTATTGAAAGTGTAGCACCTTGTTCACCTGTTAGCAACTCCCTTGAGTTTATCAGGTAAGCTCCTACAGCTCTATCTTGAAAAGCATAGATATTGTCTCTAAAGTTGATTAGCCTGTTTATAGAACCATATTGTGGGTCTAAGTCTTTATAATCAGCTAAAGCAAAATCTGCCCAAGAGTCTCGTGATTCCCCTAAAGTCTTAGTAGCAGAATAGTGAGTTCTAACATCAAAGTCTGTTTCAATATTAAGCTGGCTAGGAGATAGAGTTACATATTGTTTAGATACATTTTCTTCAGAGTATACACCGTCGTACTGATGGAAGAATTGACTCCGATTGTTACTAGTGTCATTGCCTATGCCCAGATAGTCTGGATATTCCTGAACTCGGTAAGAAGTGTTACCAAACTGTGCTCCTTCAGATATTGTTGTGCCTGAACCTAGTTCTATATTTACTATAGTCTCTACTGGTATTCTTACTATCTCTCTAGTAGAACTGTTGCTACCGTTAAAAGCTTGGTCATAAGTAGGTACTCCTTCAGTTTCACCATTTCCTTGCCAGTCAGTATTATTAGTATAGTAGTTATTCCAGAAGTTTTTGAGGAACTCAAACATTGCCACAAAAGTGTCTCCTTGGAATACTCGTATAGGGTTAGGGTTAGTTGATCCTACTTGAATGAGGTCAGAGCAAGTAATGAAGGTATTTGAGAAAAGAGCATCCGGACCATTACCTCCGTATTGAGAGTTTAGTCTTCTAACGTGTTCTACTATAAAAGCTGATCCTTCATTTCCTGGAAGTGTATAACTAAGGGAGTAAACTAATCCATTAGGATTAGTTACATCAAATGCCGGTGAATTTCCTACAAACAGTCCTCTTCCAAAATATTGGTTAGGATCTCTGTGATTAGACATCATAGAGATTACTGCAGACTTTCCTTCTTTGGCAAGTCTAGTGTATCGTAAGAAATAACCAAAAGGATTGCCTGATTGAAAACACCCTTTCCAGACATCCATACCATTTACGTTTCTAGCTTCAAGATTTCTAAATGGAAAGTTTGTGTCAAGAATTCTATAACCCTCAATAGCTTCATAGGCCTCTGGGAGGTTAAATGCAGCTCCTTGTGGGTTTGATAAATCTTGTGCAGATGTTTGGTTACCTAACTGGCCTAATCTAGCTGTACCTAAAGCTTTTGTTTCAAAGTTTCTATTTGATCTGGATAGACGGTCATCCTGACTTAAGCTGGGATCTTGTCCTGGGAAATTAAAGAAGTTCCACGTATTTCCATCAGTTGCTCCAATTCTTGGTCGGTACCGTCTATACCCATTTAAGTCATTATTAGACGAAGGTACAGGGTCTTGAAATGTATGACCTAAAGGAAAAGTTAGACCTACTTGTCCAAAACTGTTATTCGATATACTTCTTTTTCTACCTTCTGTAAAAACACCTACAGTTTTTAAGTAATCTATTCCTCTTCTAAAAGCAGGAAGACCATAGTTATAGCTGATTTCTGGGTTAAAGAAATTTACTAAACCTGTAGTTGAAAAAAGACTTTGATAGTCTATATAGTCGTTATTAAAGAATCCGTTTGGAAATCCGTATGTAGAAGGTACCTGGAGATCTCCGTTAAGGAAATTAAAGCCCCACCTTATATTTTCTCCCTGCTGCCCTGAATTTGGGCCTTCAAAATTGTCATGGACTAAGTATCTATTAAGGTGCCCAAAGACATTAGAAAGCTCTGATATGGGACAAAATGTTTCGATTTCATTTTCTCTCTCAGGCCAGTTAGCCCCCCCATTTTCTTGTGTCTTTAATTCAGCAGCATCTATGTTATAGTACTTGTTGATTATACCTTGGCCTAAACGAGTTCTATCGTTTTGGGTTCTTGGTACTCTGACTATTTGGAAGCCACTAATAGAGTCTAAGATTTCTTGGGGAAATGAGAATGAAAACTCTAGTCCTAATGTATAGAGCTGAGAAGTATTCCCCTCAGAAGCTTTAGCTACAGCATAGTGATCGAAAGTTTCACCTGTAGGCTGTCCGGATTGAGGGTTAATAATAGGTACACCTGATGGATATTCCTGTCCAAAAGGTTGAGAAAGTTCTGGGAACTTAATATCTCCAATAAAGTAAACTGGAGAAGGTAAGTTACTGACACTGTCGAAGAATATTATTCCAAATCTATAAACTTCTCCTCGTTTGTATCCTCTTAGAAATCTTTTGTAAGGAGAAGCAAAGTTTTGAAATGTGGAGTTACTTTCTGTATATTGGTCATTTAGCTGAATATTTTCAATAGAAGTTATTGTAGGTATGGAAATATTTGTATCAAGGTCCATACCTCTTATAGCCTCTAGCGTAAAAGTATATCTGATAAACGGGGCTTCACCTCCAATAGTAGCTCCATCCGACTGGAACATATATTGGTAGTTTTGAATCCATGTTTCATAGGATCCGTTAGCATTAGTACCAAAGACTGTACCTGACTCATCATTAAACGGGTTGTTATAAGGGTCTTGGTAAGTTTCTTGGGTATTTGTATAACGTCTGGTAATAAGTTGAGAGGCTTGGTTTGGGGTAAGTATTAGCCCTTGAGTTTTAACGTTTGCTACAAAGAGAGTATCATCTTTTATAGAGAAAGTTTTATTCGTGTAGAAGGGATACCTTTCAGATAAGAAATCTTCAAAAGGTATTAAAACTTTAGGCTCTGATCCAAAATGAGTAGCATTGACTTCGTTGGCTCCAGATAACTGTTCTTCTTTAAATTCATAGATTGTAGGTACTCCCCCCATTTCATTTAAGTATATAGCTACATATACTATTTGACTGAATTGGTTTGGCTCTAGTTCGGAAGTATCAACAGAGATATTTACACTTTTTGTTGTAAAAATAGTATTACCTGGAGCAGCAAATGTTCCCTGATAATTCCCTGTACTACCAGCAGATTCAGAAGCTTCTATAATATGTACTTGATTACTAACAGGAGCTAAAAGAGTTTTTTGTCCTCCCGGAGTTACTAAGTAATAAGAGAAGTTATAGAGTCCTGACGGAAGTTCTCCTCCCTCAGAAATAAACTCTATTTGAGGTTTTCTAAGCGGAGGACTGGGAAATAAGTCTAAACTAGATACGGGAAGGTCTTGTACGTTAGGATCTGCAATGTTAATAGTCCTAGTAGGCCGAGTAAAGTCTGACCAATATACCCTTTGGTAAAAACTATTTTCATAAACTGCAATTGCTTCTATAGGAGCAGCTGCAGTAAATTGTAAATCATCTGATTCGTAAATTAACTCGACTGAAACAGTATCGTTAATAAAGTTAAATCTTAGTTGATAGATTCTACCTGTATCTGGTTCTTCTGTAGAAACAGCTGTAAATAGTACAAGACTATCCCTTAACTGGGTATAGCCTATTACTCTTTCAAACTCGTTAACAAAGCTATAAGAAAGCGTAGTCCCTTTTATATTGTGGATGCCCCCAACAGTTGCTCCGGCCCCTGTGGTAAAAAGACGAAAGTTTTGAGCATCTTCATATACATTAGGGGGCATAGACTCGACATTTATGTCTTTGTTCATGCCCTTCTCATAGCTGCTGATATGTGGGTTTTGATTGCTCATTAGTTACCGGAAAAATATTGACCTCTAAAGTATCTATGTTCTGGCATTTGATAGTTCCTAAAGAAAGTATTATGGTGATCAATATTTGTATAGGTTCTTAGTCTATCATTTTTAATAGACTCTCTTTGATCAATAGATGGCATTTTAGAGTAAGTTACTGCTTGGGCAAAATACCAATCTCTTTCTTGTTCTAACTTTTGGAATTTATCAGTAGTAATTTTATTAGAATACCAAAGTTTACGTGCGGCCTTCCAAGCTATTTCATGGACGGCTGCCTGTACCCACTGTTCTTCTGCGGGAATCATTGGAAAGCCTTGATCATCTGTAGGAATAGCTTTGTAAGCTAGGGAAACTACTCCTTCATGGAAATTTGGAAAGATGCAGTTATCGTTAACTGTATATGTATACATAGAATCTGCATAAAAATCCCTATCGCTAGCATGGTATCTAGTGTGGAATTTATCTGACTTCCATCTCATAGGAGCCATTTTATCTGCACATTCTGCTTCTTCTACAGTAGAGGCATTAGGTTTTCCTGCCTGCATAATTAAATGAAGATCACATGGGAGAAATCCTTTACCGTCACATATCGGAATATGGACAATTTTATCTTCAAGGGTAGTAGGACTATTAGTTAATCCCATAAAGGAACCTAACCATTCTAATACCTCTTCGTCTGTTACAGTTTCTGTTACAAAAGGAAAATCCCTTTGAACAGCTGAAGCTATTGTTCTATACGATACTAATCTTCCGTTGTTCATAAGCTTTCAAAGATTATATTAGTATCAGATTTGATCAGCTTTGCTAATGCTCTTTTATACTGGGAAGCCGGTTTATACACATAAACTTTTTTTCCAGGAATCGCAAACTCTGAGTGATCCCATACAAATTTATATTGATACCCTTTTGAGTGTCTATTCTCGTACCTAAGGAGAATCTTATCCTTTATTTGGACAATTTCATCGTCGGTTTTGTCAGGATATTTTTCTCTCCAGTATTTCCAAGTTCTACCAAAATCTACAGGCGGTTTAATAAGCTCTCCATTTTTAGTAAACCTTTTAGGTTTGTAGGCTTTGATACTAAACTTACCAAGATTGGGAATGCGTATTTCCTCCCCCTCTAACATTAACAAGGCTAGCCCTTCCATTAAATCTTTGTATAGATCCTTTAAAACTGAGTAAGGTATAGGCTTACTACAGTTATCAAAGTAGTATCTATAAAAGTTCTGGCTGGCTAAATCCGCATTGTATTTTCCTGTAGATCCACTTTTCCTATTCATTGTTATTCAGGTTGAGCGGGTTGTCTAGCTCCCTTTCCTATATCGTCATTAGCATTATTCTCGTTGTCTTGAGAACTGCTGAGTTTAATACTTACTTGCTGGAGTACTTGAGGCTTTACTAAAGTCTCAAACATCCAAGAAGCTATTGGATATGGGGAATCATAGTTAAAACAAGGGCTGCCGTCTAAGTTACAAAATTCTGCTGCAGCTGTTGGGTCTTCAAAAATTCCTCTAACCATTACAGTTTCCATTAGACTGTACTTATTATTTCCAACTGAATATAGGAATAAGTATCCATCTAGCAGAAACGAGTAAACTACGTTTTTAGTAAATCTAGAATAGTTTATGTATGGGATTCGTTTGAAGTCCACATGGCTAAAAGGAATTTCTAAAAACTGGACTGATCCTACAGAAACAATTCCATCAGTATGATGGAGCTCTATAGTATCTGGCAGTCTATTTATAGACCTTAATAATCTACATTCGGTAGGAAGGGTAAGTCCAGGTACTAAAGTAGCATCTGAGACTGCTAATTCTACACAAGGTAGATTTTGAATAACAGTGTCATCAGCTGTCCTAAACTTGTTAAGTTCATTTCTTAAATGAAAAGCTCTAGACTGGCTAATAAGGTCAATAATATATCTCTCAGATAAATTAGAATCATCCGAGTTAATATTGAGAGCTTCCTCAATTTGACCTATCATTTGGTTTAATGTCAACATTCTAACAGCTTTTCAATTCGTTGAACAATCTTTATTATGTCGGCATCTGGTAGTCCTTTTTTAAATACTGTTACCCCTTGAGCAGCAGTTAAAGCAGCATCTAAAGATTCTTGAGTACCTGAACATTGTACTTCTAAAAAGAATGATCCGCCTGAACCTTGTGGCCAAGCTATTACTTCTTGTCCTCCGTCTAGAAAAAATAACAAAGCAGAAAAAGTTAATATAAGACTACTTGTATAAGTTCCTGCTGTCGATCTGAGGATGTAGTAGTTACCAGTATTTGGACTAGTGATAAAGAAGAAGGTATTAGGACCAACGTTTACGGGGAATTGGGATGAGGTATTTAAGTCAATCCCTCCTTCGTCTAAATATTCCGTATAGCAATCTGGAATAGATGAATCATCTCCAGGTACTTCTTCCGTAACTGGGCCATAGCAAATTAAAAGCCTTAGTAAGGCTCTAATTTCTATTAAGATATCTGAGTCTTCTGGACAGAAGATACCGTAACGCCATTTGTTAGTAACGTTAGCTACATAGTCTTTAAACCTGCATTGTAGGTTAAAGACTTTATGATCAAACTCTGATTGAAGAATTTGACCATCTGCAATTGAAGAAGTACAACAGCTACAGCTCATTGTTAATCAGCTTCTCTTCTAACAGTTATTGAAATAAACACTTTACCTGAAGTAGCCGAGCCATCTGGAGTAAATGCTAAAACATTTCCTTGAGCAATGGCTGTATTTGAACTAGGAGTATGTGTAGAAACAGAGTTTTCCCCAGTACCTGCAGCATGTAGAGTTATACTAGAAAATACAGAGGCTCCTCCATTAGTGACTGACATTGTAGCAGCATTAGAGCCGTCAATAGCTACACCGGATACTACTGATACCATTCGGACAAAAGTACATTTTGTAGGTATAGCTACATAAAAAGTATCCTTAGCAGAGTAGTCAAAATGGACCGGAATAGTTATTACACTTTCTTTTGCTTCTGCTTCTAGTTTTTCAACTGTAACATTGGCATTTAGAATCTTAGCTGTAGTCACAGCATCTGAAGCTAATTGTGTAGCTGTAACTGCGGATGATGCTAACTCAGAGCTTGTTATAGATCCTGATACTAAATTATCGTTGTTAATAGTTTCTTGGTTAAAGACTACAGATGGAATGAAAACTACATTCCAATTTGTACCATCAAAGTAAGCATCTATTAAAAAGTCTTTGTTAGCCAAGTGACTAGGAACTGTTCTTCCAAAGATTGTAAAGGTGTAGACTCCTAAGGTTACATTACAGCTGTACTTTATGTGAATTGAATCTCCTGCAGCTGCCTTTATTCCAGAACTTAAGCTAATTGAAATAGCTATATTATTAGTAAGAGTTACTGCGCCGTCAGAAGTTAGAATATAGTAATCTATATTGTTATTAGGATCTATACCGTAGTTGTCTGTAAGAGTACCTTTATCTGAAAAGGTGTATATCCCTGTACTACTAGCTTTAAGAGTTGTGGCTATTTGTCGGCTCATATTTTTGGTATATACTTAGTAGTAAAATAAGTTTGAAGGGTAGTTACAGTGTTGGGAATACCATTTACAGTGTAGTCTTCTGCTCTAGCTGTAAGTTTTAGAAACTGATCAGCGTTAATATTAATATTTTCTGTTTTTAGGCTATATCCTATATTTATTCCGTCAGGGAAAATTTTAATACCTCCTTCTGGAGAGATGAAGTCATCTGCTATAGGGTTTTTCGCACTAAATGCCTGGCCTTCAGCTACAACGTCGAATCCGTTTTGTAAAAATCCTAAAGGATCTCCGTAAAGTCTTCGAGTAATAGATCCTGTAAACTTTAAGAAAAATGCAGGGAAGTTAGCTAATCCAGCACCTGCTGTTGATGTAGCAAATTCTATATTTACTCCGGAGGTACTTGGAGCACCGCTGCTGTTAAATTCTAACGTTAATTCTTCAAAGATTGGATCCCCTTGTTTATTGTCAGTTAAAATTTCATTATAGTTTAGATTTAA